GCTGCTTTGACCTCTGCAGTGTAGTTGCCCACCGCTTTCTTCAGGTCTTCATATTTCGTTTTTTCAGAATCCAGATCCCCGAAGTAGTCAGGACTGATGGCCTTGAGATCATTCAGGATGGTTTTCCGCTTCTGCAGATCCCCTTCAAAAAGTCTGTATTCTTCAGCCAGGGCATTCACCTTGGCTGCCTCCTGGACATATGCTCCCTGGGCTTTGTCGCTGATCCCTTGGATCTTCTTCTGCACCCGGTTCACATCCTCGAAGGCACCAGCTTGATCCAGAAGTGCATACACCAGGATGCCAGCTGAAGCCACCAGAGCTGTCATGGGATTTGCCAGGAGGGTCAGGCTTCTGCTCAGGAGCTTTGTTGCTGTTTGGCTCTTGCTGATCATTCCCAGCATACCACCCAGGCTGCTCTTGAATGGCCCAATGGCAGCTGCTGCCAGGCCAGCCTTCACAATGAATCCCTGGGTGCCACTGGATAGGTTGCTGAATCCAGCAGCCATCTTCTCAATGGTCTTGATGATGTCCAGCATGGTGGGTGCCAGGGCAGATCCAATGCTGATCTGCGCACCTTCCACTGCGGACTGCATCCGCTTCACAGCTCCCTCAGCTGTGTCATCCATAGTGGCAGCCATTCCAGCTGCTGCCCCTGCAGAATTCTCAAAAGCACCTGAGAGATCATCCACCACTCCCATGCTGTCCAACAGGACCAGCAAAGCACTTTGGGCATTCCTTCCCACCTCATCCTGGGCTCCTCCCAGGGTCAGGCTTTCCTTGCTCAGTTTCTCCAGGGCAGCAGAAACATCACCCCCAGTGGCTCCCACTGTGGAGAGGATCCTGCGCAATGCCGTTCCAGCCTGGCTTCCCTTGATGCCATTATTTGCCATCGCAGCCAGCATTGCTGTGGTCTGCTCAATGCTCAGCCCAGCCTTTCTTGCAACTGGAGCCACAAACTTCATGGAATCCTGGAAGCTGCCCATGTCCAGGGCAGAGCTGGAGAAGCTGGCAGCCATCACATCAGTGACCCTGCCTGTCTCACTTGCATTCAGGCCAAAAGCTCTGAGGGTTGCACCAGCCACTTCAGCTGATTGTGCCAGGTCTGATCCGGTTGCCTGTGCCAGGTTCAATGTTGCCCCTGTGACCTTTGTGATCTCAGTTGCTGTGAATCCCAGCTTTGAAAATTCCAGCTGTAGAGCTGACACCTGGGAAGCGCTGAACCTGGTTGAGCTGCCCAGCTCCAGGGCATTCTCTTTCAGCTTCTTGAATTCACCAGCTGTTGCTCCAGAGACAGCCTTCACCTTTGCCATTGACTGCTCAAAATCAGCAGCCACCTTGAAGGAGGTTACAGCGATCAGCCCCAGTGGAGCTGTGACATTCCTGGTCAGATTGGCACCGCTTCTCTTCAGGCTCCTGGATGTCCTGCGCATGGAGCGCTGGGCCTTTTGCAGGCCGCTCTCAAAGCCATCAGCATTGAGATCAAGGAGGACACTCAGGAGGGATTGCCTTGCCATTTCTTCAGGTATTCAATTTGATCAGTGGTGGGTATTGATGTGTGCTCTGTTGCTTTTGCATATGGGTTGAAATCGTTGGGCTTGTAGGCCTTGGATTTCTGTGATCGCTGGGTGTTTGCAACCAGGGCCATCATCGCTGATGTCCTGGCCCAATGCCGCTCTTCCTCGTGCTTCAATCCTTTTGACCAGCATCCGAATTCAGCCAGGGTCATCCCCCAGAACTGATCAGGAAGCAATCCCATTGAGAGCCCCAGGGAATAGAGCTCACGCCAGGTGCTGATTGATGCTCCCTCTTCTACTTTCCCGCAGTCTCAGACTCAGGATCATTGAAGCCCAATGCATCACTGATCTGGGAAGCGTATGCTGTGATGGCATCTGGATCAGCCAGGACCAAAGCAGCAAAGCGATCAAAAGCCAGGCCTTCTGGCAGCTCCTTGCCATGATAGGCTGCTGCATTCTTCACTCCTGCCCAAAGCACAGCTGGCACGAATTCCAGTGCATTGCTTGTGGCAAAGTTGTCCAGATCAGCCAGCTCCATTTCTTGATCCTGACAAAGGATCCTGAAGCAGTTCATGTTGAGCAGAGCATCCAGGGTCATTGCCCCAGCTTTCACCTGCACTTCTCCTCTCAGTGTGTTCATGTGGTTCTATGGATGAAGCAAGGCCCAGCATTCCCAGGAAAGGGATGCCAGGCCTGCCAGGGTTGTTTCTTAGGATACAGTTGCTTCAGTGATCGGCCCTGTGTTCTCCAGGGTGATGCTGTAGGTAGCAATTTCATTCACTGCAGCTGTCTCCTCAAATGAGGTGATCACTGCATCAAAGCTCACCTCTTTGTCACCTGTGACACCTGTGGTGAATCGCGCCTGATAATCTGCATCATCAGTGCCACCCAATGCCACAGAGCGGAGCTGCTGTGATCCTATGGTGTCATCATACTTCACAAAGCCTTCAGCTGTGATGGTTGCTGATTGGAGACCATAGAGCAGAGAGCGGGCACCGCTGTTTGCTTTAGTTGTCACATCAAGGGTCTCATTCGAGATGCTGAGGGTGGCAGTGTTTGCGCTGCCCACCAGGGTGTAAGTAGTGCCACCATCGGTGCTGATGTACAGCCCCAGAAGGTTGGCCTTTACATTTCCAGTTGTTGCCATGTTTTAAGATTGGGAGGGTTCAAATTCATCTGTGCTGTCATCGCTGATCATGATCTCAAACTCTTCCACCTCTTCAGCTTCAGGTTCAGGATCTGGAAGGGGATTGCTCAGGTCAGTTGCCCAGCCTTTCTTCACCCAATCCTTGCCTGTTTTTTGTTGCACAGTCATCACTGTGCCCACCCTAGCATTGGTGGATTTGTTGTCTTTCAGGATCTCCAGCTTCATGCCGCGAACTTCACCCGATCAGATCCCCGATCAGGTAAACCCTGGCAACAATCATCTGCGCTGATGGGCCTGGAATTCAGATGCGCACATGTAGATGGAATCACCAGCAAAGTGATTCATGTTGAGCCGCTCAAATCGGATGCCCTGGAAGTTGGTGCTGCCCATCGTTCCAGAGTAATTGTCCAGGCTGGTCCTGATCAGCTCTGCAATGGTGAATGCATCCAGGGCACTCTTGGCATAGGTGGTCAGATCAAGCTCCACAAAGTCATCTGTGCTGGCTGCTGTCTTCGTTGGATTGGCTTCCACATCATTGATGGTGATCATGATTGCTGGCAGCGCTTCTTCCTGGTTCAACTGAACAGGGAAGATCCTGGTGCCCACATACTCTGTGATGCGTGAATCAGCCAGGAGGTGGTTGATGATGTCCCCGATCATTTCAAATGGGATTGCAGGATGTCATCAAATGCATCCATCAGCTTCTTCCTGATCTTCTCATTTGCCTTCTTGTACTTGTTATCAAAAGCAGTCCGAATGAATAGCTGTGCTCTTGATCCTGGGTGTTCAATCTCCCTGGTGATCACCTCATCAGCTTCACCGAAAATCCGGAAGGGTTTCTTTGTGCTGGTTCTTTTGCCTGCAGCTGTTCCCAGCTCCACCAGGTGAGCATATCTGCCACCCACCCGGCCCTGCCTGGCTGATGGTCCGATCCGTACCCTGGCATGCACTTTGCCTGTCCCGCTGGCTGTATTGGCCACCCGGTACACCCTGACAGTGATGCTTTTCTTCAGCTCTCCAGTCTTGCCCACTGGTGCCAGCTTTCTCATCTCTGTGGCAATGGGTGTGCCAGCTGCTCTCATGGCGCTGGTGAATACCTTCTTCAGCTTGTCTGGATCCAGGGCAGCAAGTGCCTGGATGTGCTTCTCAAACTCTGCAGGCTTGATGTCAAATGTTGCTGTGCTCTTGAATCCTGCCATCAGTCATTGTCTCTTGCCACCGCTGTGATTCTCAGACCTTCTTGCCTTCCAATCTCAGCAATGGCTGTCACCTCATAGGTGTCTGATCCATAGCTGATGCGGTGTGTGGTTTTCACATCAGATCTGAAGCGGATGGTGAACACCTTGGTGGCCACTGTCACCCGCTGATCTGCTTCTTCTCTTTCCTTCGCTCCTGGATCCCGGAC